TTGGCTGCAACCATCAAAATACTTGCTGCACTAACTGGATGGTCGATACTCATGCGGACGGGCTTATCAATATCCCATTCGATGTCGTAAATCTGATACTTACCAACATAGCATGCTGCCGAGGTAATTCGTGCCGAGGTGCCGCCCGATCCAGGGGACCAAATAACCGCCAGTGAGTGATTTTGGAAATTGATCTGATAGGTAGCCTCGTAAGGCGTAAGTGCATTTTGGATGCCATTGCTGCCATTGATAGCCCACAGATTGCTATTTTGAGTGAAATCTGTTAGACCTCGAAATTTCAATGTGTTGATATATGTGGCCATCTTGGTGTGTTAGATTGCGTACTTTCTGGCAAACTCCAAAGCACATGCAAATGTGTCGATGTTTTCGCACAGCATGCTATCAAATAGTTCTCGGTTGTTGACGTTTAGATCTTCGCGACATGCGGCTATAGCCTCGGCATCCTTTTCGTCCACTGACAATTTGGTGCCATCGTTCAAGTCAAAGTCTTTTTGCCTAGACAAGATGGTGGTTTTGATTTTGTCAAGTGCCTGGTCGGGTGCCTTGGTATCAGGTGCTTTTTTGGAGCGACCTTGCATGCCTTGGGCATACAAAATGGTGGATTCGGCCAATTTCTTTCGTGTTTCTGAAAAGGAACTCATGGTCGTGTCTTCTTTCCTTTGCGCGAATCAAAGGCGCGGCTGATCTTTTCCTGTTACTGGAATGTCTGCGCCCGCCATTGCACTTGGGCTGATTTCTGTTGGCACGTTGGATGCTGGATCTTGCGGCGGCTGTTCTTGAGACGTGGTTGGTACTTGGTTGCGACCAAAATTCGGCGTTTGCTCTGGCGAATCCTGCGGTTGCTGCTGTTGTTGAGCCGCTTGCTGAAATTCGACAGCCTGTTGCTTTTCCTGGTCAATCTGCTGCTGCATTTCAGAAATTTCTTCATCATTCAAACCAAGAATGTTCTTTTTGACCCAGTACTGAGAATAGTACACGCCTACATAAGGCTGCACATTATTCAGCACCAGTGTTCGCTCTTGGGTCAACTCGTTGTTTTTCAGTTCGGCAAAGTAGCTATCCTTGAGATAGTCAAAGAAGATACGATGACGCATTTTTTCCCAATCATCGGGAGTGATGATCTTCTTCAAAATCAGTTGTGTCTTTAGGGCATCGTAGAAAAGTTCACTGAACTTGTTGCGCAAACGACTGATCATCTTGGAGAACTTGATTTCGTCTCGCTGAATCTCGGTGCTTTTGCCGATAGTGAAACTCTTTTGCTCACCGTCCATGCGGGAGAGTGGCACACCCAGTGATTTGTACAACTTTTTCTGAAAGTACTTGACGTCTTCAAGTTCGGATAGATTCTGTGCCCCCTGCAATGTGGTGATTTCTGTGCCCTTGCCACCTTCGCGGCGGGGTAGCCAAAAATCTTCCAGCATGCTCATGTGGCGTTTTTCGTCGCTTACTTCGCCGGTGGCCGGGTTGTAGACGAGCTTGTTCTTGTACTTGTTCATCAGGCCTTGCACGTATTGCTCGGCCTTGTTCTTGGGTAGGTTACCGACGTCGATATAGAAGATTCGGCGTTCGGGGGCGCGGGAAAGACGGTAGATTACTACGGCGTCTTCCATCATGCGCAACTGATTTAGGGGCTTGATTGCCTTGTGTAGATGCCCAACGGTGCGCTTGTTTCGGCTGTCAAACAATCCAGACGTAACGTAGGTTATGGCGTCCGGAGAAATCTTGAGCCCAGATGAGGTTCCTGCTTGAAGATTGACACCGGCCTTGAATCCGTCTTTGCTGTACACAAAGTATTCATCGACGCCGGTGATGATCTTTTGGCCGTTTTCTTTGGTTTCTCGCTTGTATTGCTTGACTTTTTGAATGCAAGTCGGATCAACGTACCGCATTTCTACGATACCGTTTTGAGGATTTTCGGTGTCGATGATTTTGTGATAGACTAGCTTGCTATCAACATACCACCGCCTAAAAATCTCATAACCTTTGGTATGAAAATCAAGAAGAACCAAGATAGAGTTAAACTCTTTGATGATCTTCTTTTTGATGGTTTCGTTATGCTCGATGTTGTCTAGAATGATTTTGACCGGAACAGCGTTGTCTTCGCTGACGATCGTATCCGACACAATGTCGTCGATTGCTGCCTCGCACTCGGCGTGCATAGACATTTCTCGATACTTGTAAATGAGTTCGGTATCATTGCGTGTAGTGCCATCTAGATCGATGTTTAGACCATAGAAACCACCAACAGCTTCGACGGTGATGGCGTCATCGTCGTTCTGTGGTAATACAAACGACCGCTTGATCTTCTGATTTTCAGCAGAAGCAAGCGGCGTTTTGTTCTTTCCCAATTTCAAACCAAAGAGGTTGAATTCCATTATGTGTATTGTCCGAATTAGGTACTAATTCCGCTGCTGATTTCGTAGTACTGGTATTGCAGGGTAACCGTGAATTCTTCGACGGCGTCCTTTTGATTCCAGTCCAACCCAATCGGGCCGATGTTACTTGGCCAACAATCTACGAAACGATAAGTCTGAATTTCACTACCGTCGCGAGCCAAGTGAGTCACTTTCCATTCCTGTGCATAAGATCCTAGGCCCAACTGGCTGATGTTGGTCGAGATCGAATTGATGCGGTTGCTCCATGCCTCGAACGCCTTGCGCAGGGGGAAATTGGTATCATTGATGACAGTAATACCCCACGGCTCAAATATACGGTCGCCCGCCTGAACAAGAGGACGTCCCATGAAATATGTGGGAACGGCTCCCACAGTTACATTAGGAATCGATGCCGCTTTGGCCATAAACCGAATGTGCAAGGCCGGATTGACTCCACTTTGGGCTACGCTGATTGCCGGGAATGTACCGTCTACGCGGAACATGTTTGCACGTGCGCCGCCTCCCGGAAGTTTATTCTTGAATTCGTCGATCTTCATATGAGATCTACTCCTTATTCTTGGTTATTTAGTCCGATTCTTAAAATCCTGGGCGGTTCAAGCTGGCAATTTCTTCGAAGTTGACGCCAGTTCTGGTTGCGATGAAGTTGAGTTGGATGAAGTTGATGCTTCTGGCTGGCTGGATGTAGATATCGGCCACGAATCTGTTGCCATCGATCACTTCTGGGGTGTTGTTGGTTTCGTCGCAAATAGCCTTGTAGTCGTAGATACCACGGCGAGCCTGAACGTCTCTCAAGAAAGGTTCGATCATGCTCAGGAACATAGAGCGAGTGAAGGGATCGTTCAATTCGAACAGAGAGTACTTGGCAGCGATAGCGATTGCCTTCTCCAATACAATGAACAGACGACGGACGTTGATTCTGTCGAATGCGCTTGGCTTGGTCTGTGCGGTTCTATCACCGTACAGCAAGGTACCTTCGCCGCTGATGGTCACAACAGGGTTGATACCCTTTGGATAGATGTAATCGCGTGCTGTCTGGTTTGGGTTCCAGGCCAATTTCTGAACACCCTTGATGTTGCCGCGATTGAATCCAGCCGGAGAATACCAAGGTTCGGCAATTTGATCGGTGCGAACCACCAACCCCGCAACGTCTCCGTTCAGCGGAACAAACCGGCTGACGTCGTTGTAGCGGTCGTACATCTGCTTGTAACCACTGTCGATGAAGGCATAGCTGTTGCTTCCGATGGCATTCTTCATGCCAATGCAACGGTTGATAGCAATGGTGTTGCGTTCGGCTACACTTCCTGTTCCGCCCGCGATCGAAATGTCATTATCGACCGAGACGAAAGCCACGCAATCCTGACGCGTTCTGGCAACTTCACACACCGCCGCCGCACCCGAGCCTGTAAGAGGTCCACCCAACAGCAATGAAACGTCTACAGTTTCCGAATCGCTGAAGAAGGCACTGTATGCAGAACCCAGCATATCGTTGCTGGCTGTCAGCGAGTTACCCATGGTACCGCCGCTGAAAATACCAATATACAGGCCTGATGTGACTCCCGAGATGCTTGGGGTAGATGCAGTAGCCGCGATCAGACCAAACGAGTTGTCTTCGCTGGTGTAAGTTGAAACGCCGGTAGGGTGGCCAAGCCAGTAAACGTAACTAGATGAGTCGTTGATTACATTCTTGTAGTAGTTGCTGGTACCGTCGCTCTTGCGGGCATTGCTGGCCTTGCTAAGAGAGTCATAGACTTCCAAGATGCTACCAGTGATGCCGCTAAACGCACCATTTGCGTCCACGACAGCAATGTGAATTTCGTCGTTGAATCCAGTTCCTCCGCGAGCATCTTCCATGAACAAAGACGTTCCTGGGGGACCCTGGAAGTTTGCACTCAGTGACCAACTGCTAAAGGCAGTGGCCGAGTCACAGCATTCGATGCGCAGGCTGTTACCCTTGAGACCGGCATACTTTGCAGCCCAGAAAGCGGTCACGCCCGCGCCGCCGTCGGCATAGGTGTAATCGTATCTGTCTCTGTTTTCGATCAAAGCCGGGGCGACTGTTCCTGTGTATCCCGCAACGGCGTTTCTGGCCGTGGTGTTGGCATCGAGATAGCGAACTACCTGCACATTGTTGCCGTATTGGAGAAAGTTAGCAACAGTGAAGAAGTGCTTGTATGTGTTGTTGTCCGGACCGCCGTATAGCTGATACAGATCGTTTTCTGAGCTGAAAATGATGCGTTGGTTGGCCGGACCCCAATTGAAAATGCCTACATAGCCTGCTGGGGTGGTGGCGACCGCAGGGATGATAGAGCTAAGGTCGCGCTCAACCACTCTTACGCCGGGGCTGACTTGGAATCCCATTATTTCTCTCCTTTGATATACTTGTTCGGTGTTCTGAACGCCGAGAAAATCTTAATTCAGGATGCGAGAGTATTTATACAAATCGGAATTTCAGTCTTCCCATAGCTGTTTTTCAAGTTTTGCGCGTTCTGAAGTAGACAATTCGTTGGACAGATTCATTTGATCGGCATAGGTTTCGTCTGCTTCTTCGGTCGTGCTGAAACCAAAAGGCATTACCTCCTCTTCGATTTTCTTGATCTGCTCTTCATATAACTTCTTTCGCATGTCCAAGTTGGTATAGTCTTTGAAGTAGTTCTGGGTAGTTAGCCACGAGAAAATGATCATCGTGGTCACCAGATCGTCATGGTAACCATCGGTGGCTTCATATCCCGCTTTGGTAGAAACGAAAGTTGAAAATTCTGAAATCAGGTCAAAGTCTTGCACTATGAGTTTATCGTTTTCGACCAGTTCCTTGAGAACCGAACAGCCGATTTTCTTGATGGTGTGACTCATGCGCACACCAAATTGAGATTTTCCGGCTCCACCAAAACCACCGTCGGCCTTTTGTCCTTTTTTGCCTCGTTGGCTGATGGTCATGAGATTTCCGTACTCTAGCTCCTCGTGCAGCAATTCGGCCACGGCCTGTCCCAGATCGTTGATTTCGATGAGAACCAGTGCTTCGTTGTACATGTCGCCGACTCGCTTGATTACGTGCGGCAACAATTGGTAGTTCATGGAGTTATTTCTGAACTTGGCAACTAGCCTATACGGAGAAGCAGTTGCATCTATCACACTAAAGGCGTGATAGTCTTCACCCATACCACGGCTAGTATCGACGGTAATGGCATAGATTCTATCTGAACGCGGTTCTTCGTAGACGTCCAGACCATCATTGGTGGTCCCGATGGGAGTTCCAAAGTACAAAG